TAGATGAAATCAATGAGCTTGAGGCTGGTCTACTCTCAAGCCCTAAGTGGACTGATGTTAAAGTCCAAAGTGGCAAAGTCAGAAAGATTGATGATGTGTACACTCAGCTTATCACAATGAAAGACGAGATAGAGAAAGACACAAATGTCATCATAGACAGAAAGCTAGAACTAAGTAGACTCATCAATAAGTTATCAGACCCTAAACATCGGACAATCTTGAGGATGGCTTACATCAACAAGATGTATGTGGATGATATTTGTGACAAATTGGAAATCAGTAGGACAACTTTTTATACTTGGCGAAATACGGCCATCTCTGAGTTGGATGAGGTTTTAGAGAGAATGGGACTAGATTGAACTTTACAAAACTGTACAGAAAAAAATGATACTTGTTAGCACAGTTTTATAATTCTGATAAAATGATAGTATCAAATGCTGAGGCAGATGAGACTCCTTATGAATTGAGGCGCAAGCCTCTTTGAGGTAGTGATACGGTTGGCAGTCTCTTTTTTTAAAAATTGCTACTGTTGTTCCTTTGGAGGCTGTCCCTGGTTCAACTCCAGGCACTACCATTTTTAAAAGCTACAGAAAAATAAAAATGTAAAGGTAAGAATATAGTATCGGTTCTAATTGATGTTAGTAGCTCATCAGATTAAGTCACTCATTGAGTGGCTTTTTTATTTTGTCTGAAAGGAGGCAGTTTAGTGAGTGGATAAAATAACCCCAAAACAAGAGCTATTTGTCCAAGGAATAATCACTGGACTATCTCAAAGACAAGCATATAGACAGGCTTTTTCATCCTCTAGAAAGTGGAAAGATAGCGCTGTTGATAGCGCTGCTTCACGTTTGCTACAAAATAGTAAGGTTTTAGCAAGGTACAGAGAACTATTAAAGCAATTCTCAAACATGTCTTTGTGGGCTAGAGAACAGGCTTTTAATGAGTATGAATGGCTAAAAAATAAAGCTAGAGCAAGTATTGAGATTGAGGGAGTGAGACAAGCTAACTCAACAGCATTCTTGTCAGCTTTGGATGGTATGAATAACATGGCTTTCAGAGATTTAGAGCTGGCTGATAAAAAGCTAAGGCTTGAAATTGAAAACCTCAAAGCGCAACTAGGCTCAGATGATGAGGATGATACAGTAATCACTGGATTTACGTTTGATAGGAGTGAGTATGATGGTAGTACTAAACCTAGCCAAACTGATTAATCCAGTATTTGATGAAGTCCTATATACTAGCAAGAGCCATGTAGTGCTCAAGGGTGGCCGTGCCTCTACTAAGTCATCAGTGGTCTCTATTGACCTTGTCAATGACTTTATCAATGACCCTATGGGTAATGTGGTAGTACTACGCAAAGTAGGCAAGTACTTGAGAATGTCAGTATATGAGCAGATAAGGTGGGCTATCTATGAGATGGGCTTAGCTAATCAGTTCAAGTTTGGGAAATCTCCCTTACAGATAACTCATATCAAGACAGGTACAGCTTTTTATTTCTACGGTGTAGATGACCCTATGAAACTCAAATCCCAAAAGATAGCCAAGGGCTATGTTATGGCTGTATGGTTTGAGGAGCTTGCTGAGTTTGCAGGCCGTGAGGATATTGACATAGTTGAGGATACTTTCATCCGTCAAGAATTGCCAAACGGCAAACAGGTCAAGGTCTATTTCACTTACAACCCTCCACGCAATCCTTATGACTGGATTAATGAGTGGGTAGCCGAAAAAGTTAGTGACCCTACTTACATGATACATCATAGCACCTACCTTGATGATAGACTAGGATTTCTCTCAAGGCAGATGATTGAGAAAATTGAGCGCTACAAAGAGACTGACCCTGACTATTACAGGTGGATGTATCTAGGAGAGGTCATAGGTTTAGGTAATCATGTCTATAACATGAGCTATTTTAAACCACTACAGAGCCTCCCTGAGGATGATAAGCTGATAGGTATATCGTTTGCCATGGATACTGGACACCAGCAATCAGCTACAACCTGTGGAGCCTATGGACTCACTGCAAAGGGTAAGGTCATCCTATTAGATACTTTCTACTACAGTCCAGCTGGCAAGACCATTAAAAAGGCGCCTAGTGAGCTATCAGTCATGATACATGATTTTATAGATAGCGTCATGAAACAGTACAGAGTGCCTAAGCTCAAGATGACTATTGATAGTGCTGAGGGAGCTTTGAGAAACCAATATTTCAGAGATTATGGCGAGCGCTGGCACCCAGTAGCCAAAAAGAAAAATCAGACTATGATAGACATGGTCATCAGCTTACTAGCTGAGGGGCGTTTCTACTACCTTGACACTGAAAATAACAAGGTATTCATAGAGGAGCATAAGATGTACAGATACGATGATAAGACCATCAATACAGATGACCCTAAAGTCATCAAAGAAGATGACCACACAGTAGATGGTTTCAAGTATTTTGTCTTAGACAACGCTAGAGAGCTGAGACTAAAAGCCTAAAGGAGCTAACAATGGGACTAGTCCAAACGATTAAAGATATATTCAAAAGGAGTAAGTATGCGATGACAGCGCAAAATTTAACTAATATCACTGACCATCCAAAGATAGCAGTGTCATCCACAGAGTATGACCGTATCAGAGAGAATGTCAGATATTTCTCAGGCCGTTATCCACAGGTAGAATACAGGGATAGCAACGGCAATAAAAATAAAAGAGATTTCAATCACTTGCCTGTAGGGCGTACAGCTGCTAAAAAGATTGCAAGCCTAGTATTTAATGAACAGGCTGAAATCAAGATAGATGATGAGCAAGCTGACAAGTTTATCAAAGCTCAGCTACTTAATGACAGATTTACAAAGAACTTTGAGCGCTACCTTGAGAGCTGTTTAGCGCTTGGAGGTCTTGCTATGAGGCCTTATGTAGATGATGACCGTGTCAGAGTGTCATTTATTCAAGCACCTGTCTTTTTGCCGTTACAAAGCAACACTCAGGATGTATCAAGTGCAGCAATCGTGACCAAGACCATCAAGGCAGAGGGCAACAAGCAAAGATACTATACGCTGATTGAGTTTCATGAGTGGAGTGAAGACGGCTATACAATCACTAATGAGCTATACAAGTCTGATAATCAGAATATAGTAGGCTCAAGAGTGCTGTTATCAGAGCTTTATGAGGATTTAGAGGAAGTGGTAGAGCTAAATGGCTTGAGTCGCCCACTATTCACTTATCTAAAGACTCCAGGAATGAATAACAAGGATATCAACAGCCCTCTAGGCTTATCTATCTTTGATAATGCAAAGACTACAATAGACTTTCTCAATACAACTTATGATGAGTTTATGTGGGAGGTCAAGATGGGTCAGCGCAGAGTGGCCGTCCCTAGTCAGATGATTAAGACAGAATACAATCAGGATGGGGATAATGTAGTAGTCAAGCGTGAATTTGAACCAGGATACAATGTCTATGAGCAATTTGACTCAGGGGATATTGATAAAGGTATCGGTATCACTGACCTCACTACTCCAATCCGCTCAGATGACTACATCAAAGCCATCAACAAAGGCCTAAGCCTTTTTGAAATGCAGATTGGAGTCTCAGCTGGTATGTTTAGTTTTGACGGTAAGTCAATGAAAACAGCCACAGAGATTGTTTCTGAGAATAGTGACACCTATCAAATGAGAAACAGTATTGTCAGTCTAGTAGAGCAATCACTGAAAGAACTCATCATCTCAATGCTAGAGCTTGCTAAAGCCTATAAGCTATACTCAGGGAATATCCCTGAAATGGACAAAATCAGTGTCAATCTTGATGATGGTGTCTTTACTGACAGAAATGCTGAGCTTGACTATTGGATAAAAGTAGTTAACGCTGGCTTTGGTACGGATGTCATGGCTATTGAGAAAGTCCTAAATGTAACGCCTCAGAAAGCTCAAGAAATCAAGGCCGAGATTGATGGTAATGCCATTGATGATGTAAATGCTGAGCGTAGCCCTGAGGATGTCTCAGTCTATGGAGAATAGCATGAAAAAACTATTTAGGTTTATTTTGCCTCCACTCAACCCAGCTAAGTTATTTATTAAACCCTCAAGTAGGTTTTTGAGGTGGGTATGGTATGACTAAAAAGAAACCAATCAAGCTAAATGATGAGCAGTTAATGCTTGACGCAAGCAATGTGGCTGACATCTATCACCAGCTAACTCTTGACTTATTTGACCAAGTAATAGACAGGCTCAAAGAGCGTGGCTCAGTTAGCTTGGAAGAAAATCCGTACTTATGGCAACTTGAGAAAATGAATGAGATGGGGCTCCTCAATGAGGATAATGTCAGCCTTATCTCAGAGCGCTCAGGAATTGCTGAGGAACAGCTCAGATATGTCATTCAAAACGAGGGCTACAAGGTCTATAAGGACACAAAAGAGCAACTACTAGAGTCCATGGGTGGAGAGTTTACTGATAACTCACTCATTCAGACCAATTTAGCTGCTTATGTCAACCAAACCATGGGAGATATAGATAACCTCATCAATACCACTCTACCAATGAGCGTGAGAAAGGTCTATCAGTCTATTGTCCAGGAAAGCGTGGCTAAAGTTGTCACAGGTCTCACTACATCAGACAAAGCTATTTCTGATACAGTCATAAAATGGGCTGAAAAGGGCTTTTATGGATTTACTGACAGCCAAGGCAAACACTGGAAAGCTGACACATACGCTAGACAGGTCATCAAGTCCACAGCTTGGAGAGTCTATCGTGAAGCTAGGACAGCTCCAGCTGAGGAAATGGGGATAGATACCTTTTACTATCACAAAAAGGCCACAGCAAGAGAGATGTGTGCTCCTTTACAACATCAGATAGTAACTACTGGAGTTGCTAGGACTGAGGCTGGAGAGCGTATTCTTGCTTTAGCTGACTATGGCTACGGTCATCCTGCTGGTTGTCAGGGTATAAATTGCACTCATGAGATGACACCATACATCCCAGGGGTCAATTACAAGCCTGATTTACCTGATTATTTGAAAGACCTAACACCTGAGGAGGCTATAGAAAATGCAAACGTACAGGCTAAACAGAGAGCCCTAGAGAGGTCTATCAGGAAGTCTAAAGAGTTTCTCCATGTAGCTGAAAAGCTAGGAGATAGTGAGCTGATAGATAAGTATAAGAGCAAGGTTAGGATGAAACAGGGAGCCATGAGGAGCTACCTGAGAAAACATCCTTATCTACATAGAGATTATGCTAGAGAGAAATACTATGATGACCCATTT